GCATCTCGACTACGGGTTTCTGCCGGGCGCGACGGACGTGCCGCTCGAAGGGGCCTGGCCGAAACTCGATTTCATCGCCGATCGTGGCGTCAGGTTCGGAGGCGTTCGGGTCGGACCCGATATGATCGCGGTCGATTCTGCCTACAATGCGGAGCCGGTCTATTCATGGACGAAACGCCGCCACAACGCGCTGAATGTCCGCGGCGTCGATGGATGGTCGAAGCTGCCGATCTTCAGGGCCGAGAATCCGGAAGTTCGAAAGCATGGCCTTTCCGCCGGCAAGGCGCGCCGCTTTGGCGCCCGCGTCTGGCTGATCGGAACCTACGGCATCAAGGGCGCGCTGATGGTCTATCTGGCCCGCGAAGCCAAGGAAGGAGGCGCTCAGCTTCCGACCGGATATCAGCACTTTCCAAACGATGCTGGCGAGGGCGACGAATACTTCCGCCATCTCGTGTCCGAGTACATCAAGACGGTGACGTCGAACTACGGTGCGGTTCGCAAATGGGAAGCCAAGGGCCCTAATCATTGGCTTGATTGCCTCGTCTACGGTTATGCGCTCACGCACTATGTCGGCCTGTGGGCATGGGACGAGGATGCCTGGGAACGGCGGGCCGCCGAAATCGCGGAAATGACGAAGGCTCGGCAGAGTGACCTGTTTCACCCCGAGGTCGCAACTGCGGGGATGGTTGGCGCGGTCCAAAGCGCCGACGAGGCTGAGAACGATCCACCGGCGATCAAGCCGGCCGAACCGGTAGTGGTGAAAAAGCGCGACACCAGTGCGCTCGATCGGTTGGCGGCACTCAATCAGTAGAGGATATGCCCCATGGCAATGAGTGTAGCCGAGATAGACGCGGCGATCGCCGACCTCGAAGAGGCGAAGCGCAAGCGTCTCCTCGGCCTAGTCTCCAGCAAAGTCGGTTATGACGGCATCTCGACCGAACGGTCGCTGCCGACAATTGACGAAATGAATGGTGAGATTGCGCGACTTCAGGCGATGCGGGCGGGATTGACCGGCGCGCAGTCCGGGCTTGGGCCGATCCGCATCGGATTCGGCTGCCGCCCATGACCGACAAACCTATCTTTCGGGTTAAGGCCGGTGACGCCACCGGCGCAAGTGCGCGCATGTCGGCGACGGCGGCGGAGTGGCCGCGGACCAGCTATGCCGCAGCCGATACGTCTTCGCAGTCGATGTGGGGGTGGTATCCGTCCTTACGCTCGGCCGACGCCGAATGGCTGAACGAGCGCGATACATCGACGGCGCGGATCCGTGACCTAGAGCGCAACGAGGGTTGGGCATCGGCCGGCATGGATCGGCAGGTCGACATGATGGTCGGCGGAGCGCTTCGCTTGAATTCGAAGCCTGACGCTAAAATACTCGGCATTACGACCGACGCGGCCCACGAACTCGGGCAGACGATCCAGTCCGCCTTCAACGCGTGGGCCAGCGATCATCTCTTCCGTTGCGATATTGAACGGCAATTGCCGTTCGCCGGACTTGCCGCCATGGCGGCGCGGGAATTCGTGACGATCGGCGAGGCCTGCGCCGTGATGCGCTGGTATCCACGCTCCGGCTGGAAATACGCGACTGCGGTGAACATGGTCGACCCCGACAGGTTGTCCAATCCCGACGGCCAGCCGGACAGCTCGACCATGCGCCGGGGGATAGAGCAGCATTCCGTGACGCACGAGCCGGTCGCCTATCATTTGCGGCGCGCCCATCCGTCAGACCTGCTCAACATGGAGGGCGAAAACTATATCTGGGACCGGATCCCGCGATGGGACCGGGATGGCGATTGGGAGAGACCCAAGTTCCTGCACATCTACGACAAGCGGCGACCCGGGCAGTCGCACGGCGTCTCCCGCCTGGTCGGATCTCTAGTCAAGTTGCGCATGCTGTCGCGCTATTCGGAATCGGAAGTCAAAACGGCGGCGATCAACGCCACGATAGTCGGGGCAATCTACACCCAACTCGGCGCCGAATACGCGGCCGAGCGCCTTGGCGACGACAGTGGTCGGGCCAATTGGGAAACGTTCACCGAGGACCGGGCTAATTTCTACGAGAAATCCCGGCGGGTCATGGACGATGCGCGATTTGTGACACTGTTTCCGACCGACAAGCTCGACTTGAACACGCAACCACGCCAGACGGCGGGCTATCCGCAGTTCCAGACGGCGTTCCTGCAGGCATTCGCGGCGTCGCTCGGCATCTCATACGAGCAACTGTCTATGGACTGGAGCCGAACGAACTATTCGTCGGCGCGCGCTGCTCTCAACGAGGTGTGGCGCTCCGTCACGCGTCTTCGTGCGATCCTCATCTGGGGATTTGCCATGCCCATCTTTGCCGCCTGGCTGGAAGAGGCACTCGACCTCGGCGAAATCCAGGTGCCGGCGAAGGCACCGGAGTTCCGCGATGAACCCTATGCCTGGCTACGATCGGACTGGATCGGTCCGGGCCGCGGTTACATCGATCCAGTCAAGGAAGCCCAGGCGTCGCAGCTGCGGATCGATTCGCAGTTGTCGACGCTTGAGCGCGAGGCAGCCGAGCAAGGACAGGATTGGGAGATTGTTCTGGAACAGCTGTCTCGTGAGAAGCGAGAACGTGAGCGGCTCGGTCTCTTGAATGGCAGCACGGACCTTTCAATCGTCCCGCGTACCGACGCGGAAGATAAGCGCGCCAGCGATTAGTTTCGCCGCCTGGAACTTCAAGGATCAGCAATGACACACCTGCAGCGCGTGCTTCGCACGCCGCATACACCTGTTCTGCTCGAGCGTCGCGCGGCGCAGGCATTGGTCGACCAGGCATTCGAGGAGAATGCCGATCGGCAATCCGGCGGGTGGCTTCGCTCTTTGCTCGGGCGCGGCGCGCCGGCTCAGGGGGAGCGGGATGGTGCGCGGCTGGAGGATATCAACAGGGATGTCCTGGCGATGCCTCGCGTGCCGTGGGCATCGGCAATCGAGGAAGGCGAGGGCTATGCGATCGTCGACGGAATTGCCGTCATCGATGTCCGCGGCGTTCTGACACCGAGCGGCTACTACGATTGGTGGGAGGATTGCTGGCGCGGCGGCTACGCACAGATTGGCTCTGCTTTGAAAGTAGCTCGCGGCGATGACCGGGTCAGGGGGATTTTTCTGCGGGTAGAATCGCCAGGCGGACTGGTCGACGGATGTTTCGAACTCGCCAACGAGATCCGTGAGGGTCGCGCCCTCGCCGGGGGCAAGCCAATATGGACCCATACGAAGCTGGCTTGTTCGGCGGCCTACGCGATCGCCTGCAGCACCGATCGGATCGTTGCAACACGATCGGCGGACGTCGGCTCAATCGGCGTCGTGGTGCTTCATATCGACATGTCGGAAATGATGGCCGAATGGGGCCTCAAGGTCGAGGCTATCCAGAGCGCCGCTAGAAAGACGATCGGCGCTTCCTGGAAGCCCCTTGCGAAAGAGGATCGCGAACACTTTCAGGCGATCGTCGATGAAATAGCACGGTGGTTCGTCGCCCTGGTCGAGTCCGGCCGGGGACTGAGCGCAGAGGCGATCCGTGCGCAGGAGGCGCTCTGGTACATCGCCGAGCACTCCGAGCCCGAGAGGTCGGGACTGGCCCTCGGTCTTGTCGATGCCATCGATCAGGAGCGGGCGGCGTTCGACGCCCTTCAGGAATCCCTGTCCACAAGTACCGCGACCGGCGCGCCGGCCGGGGCGGGGGTCAATGCGACCGATCTGGTCGCGCGCGCCAACCAGAAAAAGGATCCCGAAATGTCACTCACTGAACAGATTGCCGCATTGCGAGCCAAGGCCGCGAAAGGCGACGCCGCGGCCGCCGCCGAACTCAAGGCCCTCGGCATATCGCTCAAGGCAGCCGAGAACGACGATGACGACGAAGCCGCCGAAGGCGAGGATGACGAAGAGCAGATGGCCGAGGACGACGAAGAGGAAGAAGAAGCCGCCGAAGGCGAGGATGACGAAGAGAAGGAGCCGGCGGCCCGAGCCACGGGTTCTAAAGCCGGATTTGCCTTGCTCGATGCCAAGGAAGCGAGGGGGCGGGATGCTCTCGCGCGCCAACTGGCCGGCAAGGTTGCCGCGAAGAAGCTCAACTACGGCGAGGCCAGAAAAATGCTGGCCTCCGCGCCTAAATCGTCGCGCTTGTCCGAGCGGATGGCCGGCAGGGACATCGATCCCGGCACTGAGTCGGCCGCAACCCGATCGGCCGGAGCAAGCGGTTGGAAGAAGGCAGTCGCGAAGCAGAACGCACGGGTTTCTGCCCGCCGCTAACGGCTTTCGGCATCTGACATCACAGCCCGACTAAGCCGGGTCCGTATGTAACGCCGCCGCGCGCGGCATCCCCTTATCCTAGAAGGACAATCGATATGACTGCTTTGATTGAAGGCCGCCATGCGGCTTCTTTCGTGATCTCGGAAGCGAGCGGCATTCGCTCCCGGGGCAATCTCCTCATCGCGGCATCAATGACCGTTCTCGCCGGCCTCGTGCTCGGCCAAGTCGGTCTCAACGAAGGCGCGGTCACCGTTGGGGATCCCGCCTTCACTGGCACTGGCAACGGAGAGCTGACAAAGGCGACCCCAGCCTATGGGGCCGGTGTTCAGGAAGGCACCTATATCGTGCGCCTGATTGAATCGGGCTCCAATGTCGGCGAGTTCGCGGTAATCCGACCCGACGGCACGATCGATGGCCTGGCGACGGTAGCAGTCGCCTATGACGGCGAGGTGAAATTCACCATTGCCGACGGATCGACGGACTTCTCGGCTGCTGCGCAGTTCACACTAGCTGTCACGTTGGCACCGGCGACCGATGAAGGCACGTTTAAGGCGCTCGATCTTTCGGCCACGGATGGCGCCGAGGTCGCGGCGGCGATTGCCCTCTATCCGGTGACTACCGGCGTCGGCGAAACTGCGAAGATCTCCGGCATCGTCCGGGATGCCGAGGTCAACGGTAACGAACTCGGTTGGCCGGACGGTATCACGACCGACGAAAAGGCGGCCGCGATCGCGCAACTGGCCACGCAAGGCATCATCGTCCGCTAGCGTGGGCGCTTCCCACTTTCATCAATAGAGACCTGCGCGTTAGCGGGGACCTCACCACATTAAAGGAGAGCTTCAATGCTCGATATCTTCCGTAGTGACGCGTTCAGCGTGGTCAGCCTGACCGACGCCATCAACGCGCTTGATTTTGTCCCCGGACGCATCGACGAAATGGGTCTGTTCGCCTCATCCAGCGTCAACACCATATCGATCGCCATTGAGGAGAAGGATGGCATTCTCGTTCTGGTCAGCCCGTCGCCCCGCGGCGGACCTGGCGCCACGGTCGAAAAATCGAAGCGTCGTCTGCGGAGTCTGACGGTGCCACATTTTGAGATCAATGACGCCATTATGGCCGAGGAGGTCCAGGGGGTTCGCGCCTGGGGCCAGGAAACTGCGCTCGAAACGGTGCAGGATAAGGTCGCGGAGCGCGGTATGATCCACAGCCAATCGATGGAGGCGACGCGCGAGTTCTCCCGCATTGGTGCGATCAAGGGCGTCATTACCTATGCCGATGCCTCCGAGCTCAACCTATTCACCTCATTCGAGGTCAGCCAACTGACAGAGGTCGATTTTGATCTCGACAACGCCAGTGCCGGCAGCGGCGCATTGCGCAAGAAATGCGCGGCACAAACGCGAGCAATCGCCGTTGAACTTGGCGGGCTTCCCTTCAGCGAAGTGCGGGCGTTCTGCGGTGACAACTTCTTCGATGATCTCCTTGCTCACCCGGAAGTGCGCGAGACGTTCATCGGCTGGAACGAAGCCAAGATTCTACGGGAGGGCTATATCGAGAAGAACGGCAAGAGCTATGGCGCTTTCGAGTTTGGCGGAATCGTTTGGGAAAACTATCGCGGTTCCGTTGGCGGCACTGGCTACATCAACACCGACAAGTGTCACATTTATCCGGTCGGCGTGCCGAACCTGTTCCGGTCGGTCATGGCGCCCGCCGACTACATCGAGACGGTCAACACCATGGGGCAGCGGCTTTACGCGAAGCAATATCCGATGCCGAACGGAAAAGGCGTCCACCTCGACGTGCAGATGAACTCGATCGAATACTGCACGCGCCCGCGGGTGCTGATCAAGGGTAAGCGGACCTAGTCCTCCATCCTTTGCGATGCCATGGAGGCGGATTGGGGCGGTTGTCGCCCCGTCCGCTAACCTTCCCGCAGGCCGGCCTTTAGGTGGCATGGAGGCGTGTTGCCATGAAAGCAGAAATTGCCGCGATGGCTGTCGACGACGCGTTTGCGGATGCCGCGGAGCCGGGCTGCAGCTATCAGCCGCCTGGCGGGGGCGATCCGGTCACCGAGATCAGCGTAATTCTGGCTCAGCCCGACGAAGAGGCGGAGTTGGGCGAAATCCGCGCTGTCGTAGCGTCGACTCTGATCGATGTGCGCATAAGCGAAGTCACGGCGCCGGCGAGGGGTGGCATCTTCATTGTCGCCGGGGTGTCTTACACGATCCTGGCGGCACCAAGGCGTTGGGACCGGTCGCGTCTGGTGTGGCGCTGCCCGGCGACCGAGACCTCTGTTTGATTGAAACCATGAAAGGCTGTGTTCGATGGCAGGACGTCTCATAATCGAGGAAAATCAGGTTCTCTACGGAACCGAGATCGCCGGCGAGCTTCTGGATTCATCGGAACTGGCGATCGGGGGCACTGCGACGGCGACCGAGGACCTGGTGACGGTCGGGTCGGCGGCGTTTGTACCGCCAGTGGTGGCCGATGAAACTCATCATATCGTCGCGCGGGCGATCAAAGCCAAGGCGGTCGGCGGGCCCTGCTACTTCGCCGTCGCCGACAGCGATCCTGATCCGACCTCAGAGCCGCGATACCACGTCAACGATGGCGAGATGGTCTGGTTGCGGGTGGTGAAGCCGAAAAAGATCGGCTGTATCGAAGATGCGACCTGATCGGCGGCCGCCATGGCTGGTCTCGACTTCAAACTGGCACTATCCGGAAATTTGCAGCGCGATATCGACGCCGACGCAGCGGCGATCGCACGTGGCACGACCGAGGGCGTTCGTCTTGGCACCGACAGTCTCAAGAACAGGCTTCGGACCCAGATCAACAGTGCCGGGCTCGGGCAGCGGGTCGCCAAATCGGTGCGCGGGCGGGTCTATCCGGAACGCGGGGCCTCGATGTCGGCCGCCGGCGTCGTTTTCAGCCAGCGGTCGGGGCATATCCTGATCGGTCATTCCGGCACGCTTGTCCGGCCGGGCAACGGCAAGGCCTATCTGGCGATCCCGACCGAGAATGTTCCGAAACGCCGGCGCGGCGGTGACTTCGGCGGACGGGGAGCGCTCGCCAACCCGTTCGAAGTCGAGACCAGGTTCAATCAGGACCTGAAATTCTTTCGAAGCCGGAAGGGTACGCTTCTCGCCTACATCAACGGCCTCGCATCGAAGAGTAAGCGCGGCTGGCGGGCCTTGCCCAAGGGAAAGATCAGCCGGCGCGCCAAAATTCAACGGGTCATCATGTTTGTCATGGTGCCGCAGGTGCGT